CGCTCATCAGTCTTATTCCCTTTGTCCTCGTATAATATACAGTAATTGTCGCGAAGGGAAGTTTCTCTCTGCCAGCAGTCTCGGTTCGTCAACGGGAGGCCTAGCTCCGAGGGCCTTATCTTGTGTCGCTTACCGATCCTGCTTCTTATAAAGGCCGAGATCCACTTCCCACCTGCTTTCTTACACGCGGTCGCCAGGTGCTGCACTCCTTCCACCTCGTCGACAACCCCTCCACCCCGCCTCAAATGGCGCACCTCTTTCCAGCGATTTCCTTCTCGCGCAAAGCATGTCGAGTTTATTTCGGCGACCCTCTCAAAGACTCCGGTTTTCTGCATGTTCACACAGAAACCTTCGTCGTAATTGTTCTTGACCAGTTTAAACCTGGAAGAGATGAGAACGTCGTCTCCATTTACTAGAATGCGAGCGCTTTTGTCGTCCCTAGATGCCCACTTGGCGGCACAATAGGAACTTAGGCAGAGAAGAGGGAACGAAAGATAAGTACCCATCATTTGTCCGTGGGTGACCTCACCTACTCTCTTTCCTTTCTCCACGAACTCGGCTCGTAACGAATCACAAGCGAGCTTCCGCACGATACCTGGGATGGACGAAGCCTTCGACAAGAGAGACCCCAGAATTGCTTCTGTGGCATCAAGTCTAAGCCCATCCGTTGCGTTAGTTAAATCGATTGAGGTTTGAAACCGATTAGTGCAAATTTTCCCTATTCTTTTCTCAGTCGGCGGGCCGACTAAAAGCCAATCTTTGGACGAGATATGTCCGTAAATCGCTTTATGTAGAGGTGCGAGTAAGTCATAATGGCAGCTGGGTATGCCCATGGGTCTGACCTTCCCACAAGTAGGTACTTCTTTGTAACGCATTTGCATTTCTGCCTTTAGGGCGCCCGGGAGTGGACCTCCGCCGAGGGTTGTGGCGAGAAACTCTCTCCGACTGCTCTTCTGACTCCAAAATTTGTCCGAGGCAAGGCGATCAAACCTTGCTGACGCATTAGGGACGAAAGAATAACAGAAAGAGGGGTAGAGTAACTCGTCCCATCCGAAGCGAAAGTTCTCACGGACTATCCTTCTACAGAATTCCAGGTACGCGAAACTGGAGGTAGGGGGAGAATCTTGGCAAGCTCTGGCCATCCATTCTTTTTTGACGGGGGGGGGGGG